GGCCTCATGGGGGAGGCGGATGCCAGCACGACGATCAGCGGCTTCGCGCCGCCGGTGATCTTCTTCGACGAGATGATGGACGTCGATTGTGGTGCAACGTTCCTCTTTGACTTCTCTGTAAGCTGCTCATGCACGCGTACCATCGAGACTGTTGACGTGATCTTCGAGGTCGACGTCGATACGGACTCGATTTCCGTGGTAGAAGTGGTCACAGTGGAGCGGCAGGTCGTTTGCGGCCCGCACACGGAAACGCTGGCCAACTTCGTTGCTCTGTGCAACCAGGAGTGTGATCCGTCGAATCCACCGGACGACATCCCGATCGAATAGGTACTAAGCGATGAGTGGCGAAGTTACAGGCGGCGAGTTTCATTATGGCAATGCCGATGCGAACACGCAGGCCTGGTTGATCATTGCTGGGAAGTCGGCTCTCGTGATGCTTGTGGAAGCGGCAAGAGAAGCTGGCCGAGAGTCGGTCCCGTTGGCCGAGATCGAGAAGAACATTGCCATCATGGAAGTTGAGATAAACAAGAGACTCGCGGTTCTGTCGACGACGGAGGAGAAGGCGAACCCGCCGGACGACATCCCGATCGAATGAGCGCAGGATCCTGCCAATAGCGCAGACCCCCTGCAACTAGCTGCAGAGCCTCTGTTTTCCTTCCAAGGGCTGGGCTCTGTGGCTTTCTTCTCTGCACTGGAGGCCCCGTGGCTCGATTCCGCAAGAAACCGGTTGTCGTTGACGCATTCCGCTTCTACCGATCCAAGCGTGATCTGTGGCCAGACTGGGCTCGTGACGGTGTCCAGTATTCGGTGGGAGAGGACGACTGTGACGCTATTATTGGGTGGTTCGTAACGGAGATCGGAGGTTCGCGCATTGCCTTGGAGGATGGCGACTGGATCATCCGTGGCGTCAAGGGCGAGCTGTACCCCTGCAAGCCCGACATCTTTGAAGAGACGTACGAGGAGGTTGAAGAGTGAAGAGGTACCGCAAGCGGCCCGTTGTCATCGAGGCACAGCAGATTCTAGAGTCTGACTTCATGTGTGACCCTCCATGCGCGCGTCACGTGTCGGGCGTTGCCTACGACCCTGGGGCTAGGACTGTGAGGATCGCCACCCCGCCGGGGTTGATCGACGCGGAGGTTGGCGACTGGATTACGCGGGACATCTGTGGTGGTCTCGGTCTGTGCAAGGCCGACCTCTTCGCGGAGAGGTACGAGGAGCTGGCGCCGCCGCGGGAGGGGGGAACGCGTGGATGAAGACTTGCGAGAAACAATCGAGGGCCTCGTGGCACGGTACGTCGCCGGCCTGTTGAACCACACGGACGCCCCCAACCCTATCCAGGTGGTGCTCTGCCGGCACTGGATCAAGCAGTCGGGGCTGTCCGAGACCTTGAAAAACTACCTGCCGGACGATGGTGGGGAGGCGTAGATGCGGATCTACTGCCCCCGCTCATCGGAGAGTTGCATCCCCTTCGTGTTCTTGCACCGGAGCTTCAGTTTCCAGTGGTGGACAACAGCCGGGGCTCCTGGGAGATTTATCCAATTTGGGTGGCTCTGCTTCCGGTGGGGGGCAGCGTAGATGCTGACCAGGAGATACCTCGGGAACGGCCTCTACATCGAGTCGAGCCCCCAGGGGCGGCGGGAGCTCATCCTTACATTCGACCGGTCGCTCGAGGATGGGTGTGATCCAATCCAGGTCTGTCTGTATGAGGACGTGTGGCGCGAGCTTCTGGACGCGTTGCGCGAGGAGGCTGGGTCATGAGCAACTCGATCGTGTTCTACGCGACGCTCGGGTCCGGCCAGCCGGGAGCACCTGGGTACTTCCGTATTGAGGTGAAGCACGGGGACTGTGCCGGAGATGTCGATAAAGCGGCAGTTCTCGCCAGGAGGCGAGTCCACAAGGCCACTGATGGCCGGTGGGCGTTCCTGTATCGGAATCTCTGCGATATGAACGAGCGTGATCGGGTCTTCCGGGGGGAGGCGTAACCGATTACTATGGGGGCTTTGCCCACGAGCCTTGCTTCGTGGGACGGATACAACGCGCTCATTCGGGCGCTGGAAGGATCAAAGGGATGAACGATGGTTTCCTGACAAAGTGGGACGTTCTTGCGGAGGATGCTCGTCTTCGCGGTATCAAGCTCAGGCGCACGGGCAACTCGTTGTCGCTGGTGGTCAACGATCCGCTAGGCAAGCTTGATGACATCCATGCTTGCCTCAACAAGATGGAACAGATCGCAGAGGAGTGCGCTGCTCCGCCCGAGCCGGCTGAGGCTCCCGCTACCACGTAGGGCGCCCATCGAAACGGCCGCCATGCGGCCCGGCTCGGCGCTGCCGAGCCGGGTTTACCAAAGGAGGAGGCGGAATGACCCCCGCAGAGACGGAAGCCCGGCAAGCGCTGCGGTGTCTGTACATCGCGGTCGAAGAGCATGTCGCTGCCGACGTGGAAAAACGGTGCATCTCTGCGTTCGAGTCGCTAAAGAACGGCGCGAGCCCGGAGCTCCCGCCGGTGAACCGGATCCCGGAGAACATCGACGAGCCGAGGATCGTGGTCGAGTGTTACCACGTCGGGTCGTGGTGCCCAGAGCGTGACGGGAAGGGTCCTGCTACGCAGGTCCACATCACGTTCCATCTCGCTGGCGACATCCCGCCCATGGCTATCCGCCTGAAGTCGAAACTCGCTGCCGACCAGATGATCGAGGCGCTGATCCGGCATCGCAACGATGTCTGGCCGACGCCATGAAGTTACCACAGGACATCGTCCCGACGACGTTCGAGCAGGCGGTTGACCTGTTGTACCTCGGGCTTGAGGAGAAGGATCGCGAGTCTATCTGTGAGCATTCAGTGGCTGCTTTTCATCATTGGTTTGGGACGGATCTCCGGAATGGCTGGTCGATCTGGGATCGAATGACGCCGCTGTCGCTGCACTTCCAGAAGCGCTTCCGTCTCGTCCACGGCGACGATCTGAGTGGCATGATCATGGGGTCTCTCTGGGCCCGTGTGCGTGGTGAAGTGTTCGATGCGGAGGCTCAGGCGGCCAAGTACATCGCCCACTGGGAGGGGCTAGGTATCGACTCGATGACGTTTGGCCAGGGTGAGGAGTCGAAGCATGAAGATACCTAGCCGAAAGGAGCTCAGGCGTTTGTTCGATGAGTACGAGGGGGACGCCTTGGACGTGTTCATTGAAGAACTGTTTGGCGACCAGGAGCCAAACAGTTCTCGGGTGGAGCTCCTGGTCGCCAATGCCGTAGAAGAGATATCCGACCATCTTGTCTCTTCCGGACTTCTGACAAAGGGCGTAGCGGTGAACTGCGCTGCTAGAGCCCTTGACATGCTGGTCTGTAGTCACCAGCGAGGGCACGACGATCGAGCGGGGGATTGATGGAACGCCTAACGACGGCGCTCTCCGCCTACATGGGGGACTCTTACGAGTTCAGTCTCCGGATCATCGAAGGTCGGGCGGTGCTCAAGGGGATGCGGGTGAAGACGAACACCGATCGTCTTCGTGCGCCGAAGGATCACGAGCGCTCTCATGTGCTCGGGTTCATCGCCGGCTGGGAAGCCAGTGGCGGGAGGGTGGTGTGAGAATGAAGTGTCCATACTGCGGCGCGCCGGGGGTTGCTAGACGAGGAGTGATCTGGAAATGCATCGTCGATGTGCTAGTCGTTATCGGTGCTTTTGCCTTCGGAAGTTGGTTGTGAAATGGGTGTCCTCCGAGACCACTGGAATCCGAAGGTGAACTTTGTCGGCTCCGCCGTCGGGTCGGTTCGTCAGTTCACGCGGTCGCTCGGGATCTCTGCCCGTAAACTCGAGGCCATGGATCTCAGGCAGTTGGCTGCCATCCCGTGGGTCAAGAAGCACAATCTGAACCCGTGTGGCGGGCATATCCGCTTCCCTGGCTCGGAGATGCAGGACGTGAAGTTCACATGGCAGACGACACGCCCAGGGCCGTTTTGGCTGGAAGGCGAGCTCTACATCGGCCGCGGCGACGGCGACAACTATGAGATTGCCGCTTTACTCGGGATTGCCGTCTTCTGGGAGATGATCTATCTTCGCAGGACGCAGACGACAATGGCAGAGACTCACCCGTAAGAGGACCCCGTCCGGCCGGCGAAGGATTCACCCTGCCGCGGTGGGCTCTGCCTTTTGACGTTGTCGGCTTCCTTCCCTTCCTCCCCTCCACGCGATATCGTCGAGCTGTCCCAGGAAGGGGTGGCTGCGATGATCAAGTACCAATCGCTGCGAAACTGGAAGTACCGGCTGGTCGAGCCCTACACGGCCGTGACCCCGGTCCGCGGTTTCGAGCACGCGGCTGAGTTCTTCACGCTGCTCGAGACTGGCACGCTGTCGGTCAAGGCCGGCTATTGTTGGGACGGCCCGTCCGGGCCTACGTGGGACTCTCCCGAGTCGCTGCGCCCTTCCCTGGTCCATGACGTCTTCTACCAGCTGCTCCGCATGGGGGTTCTCTACTCCTCGAAGCGCAAGGTGGTCGACGACTTCTTCCACTTCCAACTGCTCGATGCGGGCATGGGTCGCATTCGGGCGTGGTACTTCTGGAAGGCTGTCCGTGCATTCGGGTGGATAGCGGCGTCGGCTGACGAGCCCTACCCGGCGGTACGGTCGGCGCCGTGAGCGATCAGCAACCGCAGAAGCTCCGCGTCTCAAAGGTCACAATGCATGGCGAGGATACGGGGTGTGTCTCGTATTGGTTCTGGTGCCCAGGGTGCAAGGGGAACCACCGATATGAGGTTCCTCACTGGACATTCAATGGCAATCTTGAACGCCCCTCGTTCACGCCCAGCCTTCTGATGAATCGCGGGTCGACAAACCCCACTGTCCCAGTGTGCCATCTATTCATGACGGATGGAGAGATCCGGTTCCTGAACGATTGTACGCATGACCTAGCAGGGAAGACCGTTCCATGCCTAGAGCTTCCGGAGCATCTGACTTGATGGCGAAGAAAACCAAGAAGAAGGCGGAGAAGGTCGTTTCTGGCCCGGCATGGCCGGCGGAGACGGTCGAGATGGTCCCGGTCTCGGATCTGGTCCCCTACGCGCGCAACGCGCGGACGCACACCCAGATGCAGGTCGAGCAGGTGGCTGCCTCGATTCGCGAGTGGGGGTGGACGGTTCCGATCCTGATCGACGACGCCGGCGGGATCATCGCCGGCCACTGCCGGGTGCTGGCGGCGTCCAAGCTGGGCATCGAGCACGTCCCGGCCATGGTAGCCGTGGGCTGGTCGGAGGCCCAGAAGCGGGCGTACGTGATCGCCGACAACAAGCTCGCCGAGAACGCCGGCTGGGACACCGAGCTGCTCAAGGTGGAGCTCGAGGGGCTACAGGAGGACGGGTTCGATCTCGAGCTCATGGGCTTCGAGCTCGGGGAGCTGAACGACATCCTCGACACGGGGGACCTGTCAGGTGAGGACGACGTGGCTCCACCGAAGCCGGACGATCCGGTGTCCCGTTTGGGTGATGTCTGGCTCCTGGGGAGCCACCGGCTGGCTTGTGGGGACTCGACGGACCGCGACACGGTGGCCGTGGTCCTGGACGGCGCCGCTCCCCCCCTGATGGTGACGGACCCGCCGTACGGCGTGGAGTACAACCCTGAGTGGCGAAACAAGACCGGCGTCTCTGCCACCAAGCGCACCGGGAAGGTGTTGAACGACGATCGCTCCGATTGGGGGCAGGCATGGGCCTTGTTCCCGGGTGATATTGCGTACGTTTGGCATGGGTCGCTGCATGCGCCCACGGTGCTGCAGTCGCTCGAGCGGGTGGGGTTCGTGGCTCGTTCCATGATCGTCTGGAAGAAGTCCCGCTTTGCCCTCTCCCGGGGCGCTTACTACTGGCACCACGAGTCGTGTCTCTACGCTGTCCGGCCGGACGAGATCCCGGACGGCGACAAGGATGCGGTCATCGCCGAGTTGCAGAGCGCTCTCGCCTGCGAGGACTACGTAGACGAGCACGACTCGGCCTGGTACGTGGTCCGCAGTGGGTCGAAGGCTCGCTGGTCGGCGAATCGGCGCCAGTCCACCTGGTGGGACATCCCCGTTACCGACGACGGGGACGGGTCGCATCATGGCACCCAGAAGCCGCTCGAATGCATGGCACGAGCGATCCGAAACCACGACACGGAGTCTGTTTACGAGCCGTTCTGTGGGACCGGCACGACCTTGATCGCGTGTGAGCTGCTCGGTCGCGCCTGCTACGCGATCGAGCTCGATCCTGGGTACGTCGACGTGGCGATCGCCAGGTGGGAGAAGAGGACCGGCATGGCTGCAGTCCTCGAGCAAACGAAGGACACGTTTGCGGAAGCTGCGGAAGCGCGGCGATAGACCGCCCATGGGGCGGAGGATGGAGTTCGTGGCATGGCTGCGAAGAAGAAGACGAAACGCGTGGCGAAGAAGAAGACGGCGAAGAAGAAGATGATGCGGGGCGTGCCGCCCAGGTTCAAGCCGACGGTCGCGCAGCGGGACCAGGTCCGGGCACTGGTCGGGTTCGGCTTGAAGCATGACCAGATCGCGTCGATCACCATCAACTCGAGGACGAAGTCCGGCATCGGGAAGGCGACCCTTCACAAGTACTTCCGGAATGAGCTCGACCAGGGGGGCGCGATCGCCATCTCGAAGGTCGCCAATTCGCTGTACAAGAAGGCGCTCGGGACCGGGCAGGGTTCGGTGGCTGCCGCGATCTTCTTCCTGAAGGCGCGTGCCGGTTGGAGCGAGAGGACCGAGGTTGAGATCTCTTCGAACACTGGTGTGCTCCTGGTGCCAGCGGCTATGTCATCGGACGAGTGGGTCGCACGCGCTGAGGCTGGGAACGTCGGCCGTGAGGATCCCACCGGCGATGACGTCGGCTGATGGGGGAGTTCAACTACACGCCGTCGGTCGCTGAGGGGCAGGAGTTCGACGATTCGTATCGCGATGCGAGGGCGCGCGAAAATGCGATGCCAAAGAGTGGCGTGGTTTGGAGGCCGCAGGCCGGCTCGCAAACGGAGTTCCTGGAGTGCCCGTTGTTCGAGGTGCTGTACCACGGGACGCGTGGACCGGGCAAGACCGACGGCCTCATCATGGACTACGCCCAGCACGTCGGGCGTGGGCTAGGGGACGCCTGGTCGGGGATCCTATTCCGGAAGACGTACCCTCAGCTCGGGGATGTCGTCGCGAAGACCCACCGATGGTTCAAGCTCATTTTCCCCCAGGCGCGGTTCAACTGGAGTCGGATGTCCTGGGTCTGGCCGACAGGCGAGGTGTTTCGGTTCCGCCACATGGCGCGCCCGGAGGACTACTGGAACTACCACGGGCACGAATACCCCTGGATCGGCTGGGAGGAGCTCACGGCCTGGGCGGACGACCGCTGCTACACGTCGATGTTCTCGTGCTGCCGGTCGTCCAAGCCGGGCGTGCCGCGGAAGATCCGGTCCAACTCGAACCCCTATGGGGTTGGTACCAACTGGGTCAAGGATCGTTGGATGCTCCATGGTCAGTGGTGGAATACGGTTGTCCAGATGGAGCCGGTCGACCAGAAGGGGCGGAAACTACGGCCACGTGCTGCGATCCACGGCCACATCGACGAGAACAAGATCCTGCTCAAGCACGACCCTGACTACAAATCCGGGATCATCGGGTCCGCCGCGAACGAGGCTATGGCGAAGGCGTGGCTCTACGGGAGCTGGGACATCGTCGCCGGCGGGATGTTCGACGACGTCTGGTCTAAGTACAACAGCCTACCGGCTTTCGATATCCCACGTGACTGGAAGATCGACCGTGCCTTCGACTGGGGGTCGTCTAAGCCCTTCTCTGTCGGATGGTACGCACAGTCGAACGGTTCTGACCTGCTGCTCCCGGGTCGTGGCTGGCTTTCTACGGTGAGGGGTGATTTATTCCGGGTGCGAGAATGGTACGGCTGGACGGGACGTGCGAATGAGGGTGTTCGGATGCTGGCGATCGACGTCGCTGCAGGGATCGTCGAGCGCGAGATGATGTGGGGCTGGCGCAAGGGGAACCAGTCGGTTGTCCTGCCCGGCCCGGCCGACAGCTCGATCTTCACGGTCGAGAATGGGACGTCCATCGGGATGGACATGACCCAGCCGGTCCGGATCGAAGGTCGGGTCTACCAGGGGGTTGAGTGGGCGCGGGCGGACAAGCGCGCCGGCTCGCGGAAGATGGGCTGGGAGATGATGCGGAAGATGATGAAGGCGGCCAAGCCCCGGAAGGGGCTCCCTCGGGAGGAGCCTGGCCTCTTCGTCGTCGGCGATCACAACCCTCAGTTCCTCCGGACAGTGCTCTCTCTCCCGCGCGACGAGGATGGCGACATGGACGATGTCGACACGGACGCCGAGGACCACATCGGCGACGAGGTTCGGTATCGGGTGCGAGCGGTCGGCACGACGGTGTCAGGCGGCAAGACCGTAGGAATGTACTGAGAGGCACCTGATGGGCGTCGATTCGAAGCACCCGCTTTACTCAGAGCACGAGCCCGAGTGGCTGCAGATGCGCGATACGATGCGAGGCGAGCGCATCGTGAAAGCAAAGGGCGTCGAATATCTCCCGATGACATCTGGAATGGTCGCTGACGGTGGGGAGACCAGCACGGAGTCGGACGGGTGGAAGGCGTACAAATCTTATCGGCTGCGCGCGGTATTCCCTGACCTCGTGAAGGAAGCCCGAGAGGCGATGTTGGGGATCATGCACAACAAGCCTCCGACCATCGAGCTCCCCTCTCAGCTCGAGGACATGAGGACGAAGGCGACCCTTCGGAACGAGTCTCTCGAGATGCTCTTGCGGCGAATCAATGAGGAGCAGCTGACTGCCGGCCGGCTTGGCATCCTTGCTGACGTGATCGATTCCGGCGAGCGGGCTGGGACCCCGTACCTCGCCACGTATATCGCCGAGCACGTCATCAACTGGGACGAGGGCCAGCAGTCGCGCGAGCTGGACGGTGGTACCGGAGATGACCGGATCGAGGTTACTGAGCCTCAGAATCTCAACTTCGTTTCTCTTAACGAGTCTGGTTTTGAACGCCAGACGAGCTTCGAATGGAAAGAGGTTGAGAAGTATCGGATCCTTCTGTTGGGAGACGTCGATGAGGACGAGCCAGAGGGCGAGGGTGTCTACCGGGTCGGGGTGTTCCGCGACAACAAGCAGGAGTTCTCCGAGGACCAGATGGACGAGGTGCAGATTGCTGGCACTCCCACGAGCGAGATCCCATTCGTTTTCGTGAACACGAAGGATATCACCGCCGAGCCAGACGAACCGCCGCTCATGGGTGTGTCCGACCTGTCGTTGACGATCTACCGTGGCGAGGCCGACTATCGCCAAGCGTTGTTCATGCAGGGGCAGGACACGCTTGTTGTGATCGGTGGTGGGAAGGATGAAAAGCATCGGATCGGGGCCGGCGCTTCGATCAACATTCCTAACTTCGAGGGTGACGCGAAGTTTATCGGCGTCGATTCTACTGGCCTTTCGGAGATGCGGAGCTCGCTCGAGAACGACTATCGACGTGCGGCGCAGAAGGCCGGGCAGATGCTCGACACGACGTCGAACGATGCCGAGTCGGGCGAGGCACTCAAGGTGCGCGTCTCGGCCCGTACCGCAACGCTGAACCAGATAGCGTTGACCGGAGCTTTTGCGCTCGAGCAGATCCTGAAGATCCTGGCTCGTTGGGTAGGGGCTAACGATGCGGAGGTCGTGGTTACTCCCAACCTCGATTTCGTCGATGACGAACTATCCGGCAGGACTCTGGTCGACTATCTGACTGCGAAGATGCAGGGTGCACCGTGGTCTTTCGAGTCGATTCACAAGCTGATGGCAGACCGCGGACTCACGGAAATGACGTTCGATGAAGAACTAAAGAAGATCCTCTCGGAGGAAGACCTGCTCATGCTCCGAGGTGGTGGATCAACGAATCCTGATGGACCGGTGGACGGCGACGATCCTCCGGATGACAATCAACCCTCTAGTGGTTCTGGGGCTGTAGCATGAAGAAGACCGATGAGGAGGTCGGTGTGAGCTGGAAGCAAGTCATGACGATGCTTGCCGGACTTACTGTGCTTGCCGGACTGCATGCTTCGTTCGTCGTCCCCGCGATCATGAATCGAGTGTCGGACATGATCGATCAGAAGATCGAGATTCACTTGCGCGTTACGCATCCTGATTCGGTGACGCGCCGCGAGTTGAATCTGACGGTGGGGAAGATTGAAGCCAAGCTGGAGGGTGTTTCCGAGCAGCTCAATCGAGTGCTCGACAAGCTCGACAAGTAGCACCCTGTGATCTTCGATCCTGAACG